TTGGTTCCGTACCGTGTCCAGAAATCGTCCTTCGTCAGATCCATTAATTACGTAAAAATCAACACCAAGTTCGTTACAAAGAGCTTTTGCAACTGTAGTTTTACCGATACCAGGAGGACCAGCAAGGAGGAGGTTTGGAACTTCCCCCTGTTTAACAAAACTTTGTAAGGTAGTTTTGATACCTTCAGGAAGAATACAGTCTTCAATTTTAGTCGGACGGTATTTTTCAACCCAAATAAAATCACTCATTATTAATTAAAAGTAGAATCGGGTTCTAAAGCAATAAGGTAAGACAAGTTCCACTTATCGTGAGTAAATCTGGAAATATTTGCAGTAGAAACCTGTACAGTATACACTCCAGGAAGAATTTTAAGGTTTTCTACTTTAAAGTTGAAACAAAACTCATTACTAGTCTCACCAACTTTTACTAGAAAGTTATTGGAAGTATCATTATTTTTTGTACGAACTACAAGATTTATATCACCGTTTTCACCAACTAGTGAAAGATCAGGTAGTTGATATACACTTGCCGCACGAAGAAGTGAAGATAATACTTCTTCAGTTAGAGTGAATTCTACATCAATGGAAGGAAGTTCAATATCCTTTTCTGGTGGTGCAGTAATCACACTCGGATCAGAAAAAAAGTATTTTACTTTAGACTTACCATTCTTAATCTGAAGATATGATGACTGAGAAAAATCAAAATCAGGATCTTTAAATAAAGAAAGACCACCAAGAAATTCATTCAAATCATACACAGCAAAGTCATTTTGAAAAGACTCTGGACATTCAAACTTAGCAAGAATGTTTTTAGCAGGAGAGATAGTCCGTAGAATATTTCCCTGCTTTACCACCAATGAAGAATTGATGGCAGAAAAGTTCTTAAGAATGGTCAAAGTTTCAGGAGAAATGTTCATAATTACTGAGGATAGGTTTCGCGTACAGAATTTTTATCGGAGAAGTGTAAAAGAAGAAGACCGTAGTGTAAGATCTTAATGATATCACGACGAGCAGTTCCTTTACGATCATATCTTGAAGCATACTTTAGAATATTACTGCGACAGAATGCCTCAGCGTCTCCACATGCTTCAATCAAGTCTAACGTTTGAATACTGTCGTTTCCAGCAGAATAGTGTTGTCCATAAGTTCCAGTAATGTAATCACGTAACTCCTGTAGAAGTTCTTCTTCATTGTATTTCCAAGCCATAGTTATTTCATAATTAATAGAGGGGATTTCTCCCCATTGATTATACAAGGTATTAAGCCCCTTGTCAAGCTTCGGTTTCAACTTCATCGGGAACCACAATTTTATCATAAAGATCTAAGAAAGATTGTTTTGTATCTTCATCAAATCTATTCAAACAAACATTAATTGATTTTAGTTCGTTACCAAAAATACTGTAAGCACGAATGATGTGAACTAAACGGCGAGTAGAAATAACTTCATCAACACCACCCTCATTAAATGTTTTACGAATAATTTCAGCCCAAACTACAAGTGCGTTAATAAATTTTTCATCACAACACCCAAGTTCAGAACAATAGTTGTTTAGAATTTTGGTTTCAACTGCAATAGTAGGATACTCTTGTTCAAAGGTAAGAGCAAATCTTTCAAGGAATGCTTCATTGAGAACATTAGTTCCAATAAAACGACCATCATCAGAACCCTTACCTTTAGTGTTTGCAGTAGCAACTACATTAAATCCAGATTTAGGTTGTACATATCGACCAATCTTTTTCAGAAACACACCCTTCCCCTCAAGGATGGATTGAAGGCAGAGGATTTTGTTTGAAGCAAGGTCAACTTCATCGAGTAGCAAGATTGCACCCCTTTCGAGTGCTTCCACGACAGGTCCGTTGTGCCAAACTGTTGACCCATCAACAAGGCGAAAACCACCAATAAGATCATCCTCATCAGTTTCAATAGTAATATTTACACGAATCAGTTCACGTCCAAGTTGAGCACAAACTTGTTCAATAGATACAGTTTTACCATTACCAGAAAGACCAGTAATAAACGTTGGATAGAAGATACGAGATTTTATAATTTTCTTTACATCATTAAAATTTCCAAACGGAACATAGTTAGGATCTTTCTGAGGAACTAAACTCATTTGTTCACAAACATCAGTATCATTAACTTGCACTTCTAGTTGTTCACGGACTTCAGCAATACTAAGATTATAAACACCTCTTCCAAACTTAAACGGTTCTAGACGTTTGCACACAGTAGCAAGAGAAACATCTGCATTCTTAGCGTATTCAATTAGTTCCTTTCTACTAATGGTTTGACCGTACTGAGAAGTCAGTTCGGCGATCATTTGGTCAACTGTGGCTGTCATAACGATTTGTTGAATACTTGGCTATTATACAAAAAATATTGGGGGTTGGATACCCCCAGTGGACACTATGCGATCTGGTCTACGAACTTAGAAAGCACAACTTTATTGAGCATTTTAGTTTTTACATATTTTCTAAATTGATTACGAATTTTATTTTTGGTATCCCCTTGATTTACTTGAATACTATTCTCTTCATTATTAAATCCAGATCCATTTTCAAGGATAAAAAGTTCATCATATCCATATTCACTTACAACAAAAAACTTATCGTTCTTCCACTTTTTACGATATGCACTCTCATTTATTTCATCATCATCACGAATAGCACGCATCAAATAACGAAGTTCACCAAGATTATTAGCAAGACGAAAACCGATAACTTTAGATCCAGTCATCCATTTGTAGTAATCAATTAGACTACACGTAACACTATACCCAATAGAACTCCAAACTTGACCATTGGTAATATTTGTGTCTACATAACCTGTCTTGGGATCTTTAATACAAACATTATGAGATTCTGTATAATACCCTACAGTACGACGACTAACATATTCTTCTCTATCATCTGTAGCATCAATAACACGATTAAATTGTAGGTGATTAGATTCGCCATCAGTTAGGAAAACGGTATTGACTTTATCTACACGATGTCTTTTTTTGAACTTATTAAAAATTTCAATACCAGCAAAGATAGTATCATTCAGAGGAGTACTACCAAGTTCATACTTTCGATAATCACCATCGAATCCACTATAGATAATCATTTTAGTAAGATTCCAAACTCTCATAATTTGGATTTCAAACTCAGATCCTTTTATATCAGAGTTAAACATCTCAAACAAACAAAAACGTTTGTAAACGGCAATCTCATTATTAGTTTTACTTGTAGAAGTATCATAATAATCATGACCACCCCTATCAGTAAAAGCAAAAACTTGGAACGGGATGTTTACTTTTTTGCAGAATACAATCAAATTGATCAATTGTTTTACAGTACCCAATAAAGAGTTTGACATTGAACCAGACCAATCAACATACATGATTAATCCATGGTTTTTACCAGTAGGAACAATAGAAGTTTTCTTAAAAATATCTTCAGACCAACGATAAGAAAATAATTTATTCGTATCAACAACACCAGTTTTTGCTACAGATGAACGTGCATATTCTTCAGCACGTTTTTTCATTTCAAATTCTTTGATAAGATAAGATACAGATTTATTACTTTCCTTTTTAAAATTTAGATAATCATTTTTCCATGACTCTAAAGACATACTAAAGAAACTATGTTTCTTGGACATGTCACCAAGAGCATTATCTATATCAGAAGAAAATTCATCAATAGTAGTTATAAAATCACTCCAGTTAACTTGTGGTGGAGTTAGATATAAACGTTGAAGACACTCCTCATCAATTAATTTACGTTGGTTACGAGACCAAGCTTGATCTGTAGAGGAACCTTCAAGTTCTTCTTCATCATCAAAGTCATCAGAATCTCCACCATAATTATCATCATCAATATCATCAAATTCAGAATCAAATTGATCTTCAGTTTCAGTTTGATTCTTTTGTAGATCTTCAATATCTACAGTGTTACCACTATCACTAGGAGTTTGAGATTTATCTACATCTACTTCATCAATTTTTTCTTGTTGTTCTTCTTTTTTACTACGAACAAATTCAGCAATCTTTTCACAAACTTCTACAACATCAGTAAAAGTCTCTGATGCGGCCGTCATATCAACAAACTGTTTCTCATCTTCCTGGAAAGGAATGATTGTAGAAACGTTATGAATACCAATTTTAAAATGGAGATTGATACGATCAATCAAAAGCATTTTAGAAACGTCAATATCTGCAATCTCAAAGAAATCACGATCATTCAATTCAGTGTATCCACTAAAAAATGACTTTACCAATCCAGGATATTTTTGTTTCATCTTACGTTCAATACGAGCGTCTTCTACGACGTTCAGATATGAACGAGGAAAATCATTATCTAAAGAATAATCAGAGGGAGTATACAAAGCATGTCCAACTTCATGACCAACAAGAAGGTCATAAATTTCATTAGTAATATTATCCCATGTAGGAAGATAGAGAATACGAGTCTCTACATTAAATGATGCCGTAGGAACGTTTGTATGTTCCACCGTCAAGTTTTCAGTAGCAAGCAACTTAGCGAGATTACTTTTGACTTCCGTGGTGGACATAGGACTCTCTCAGGTACATGGCTATAGTACAACACAAAAGAGGGTCAGTCAACCCCCGTTCCATAAGTATCCCTTATCTATTTTTTTAAACCTATAATGTTTATGATTAGATCCCCAAATTTGTTTATTAGTTTTTACACAGAATCCTTTGTCGTAAATATGATATTCATTCTCACTTAACCTGACATGTGTTTTAACGTAAGTATCCACACCATTTACATTTAATATACATTCTTCGCCGAATATACTACCATAAAATTTACTGTCCTTATAGATAAAATTAATATCACACCCGCTTTTATGAGAACCACAAATTATATTAGATAACTGTTTAAAACCTAAATGTAATTCTTTCTTAAAAT